CCTACAGTAGTATAGTATTTCTCTTGTAAAATTTTCGCTGCCTAGTTGTTCGATGTCTTTGTTTAACTCTATGTTGCTGCCATAATATTGTTGCCAGTCTGAATCTATTTTACTTTTGATTTTCTTGCGTTTCTTTTTACCGTTTTTAAGTTTTACTACTTTATATGTTGTTTTACTAAATTTTGCTAATTTTTTTCCTACATACTTCCTACCAGATAGATTATTTGTAATTAAGTAAACGAACCCAATACAGTTTTCTGGTAATACTTCGATAGTTTGATTTTCATAAAGCCAAGACATGGACTAATAGTTATCGCTGATATTGTGGTACTTAAAAATTTCATCATGCTGTTTCAATATCTGTGTTATAACTAGTAAATCCACCTTCTTTAACTACTTTAAGAATGTTTTCTACTCGCCCTGCTAACTCGTCTCTGTGACTTACTAACCAAATACTTTTGTGTCGTTCCCGCGACATTTGTTTCAATAAGGCTAGTGCCGACTCCACACCTTGTGTATCTAATCCGTTATCGATCATTTCATCGATAAACAATACATTAATTGGTGTGTAAAGTGACTCAAATACATCACGGAACGCCCATGCCATACTTAATATAAGTCTGTTGCGTTCGCCACGACTTAAATTATCAAAGTCTAGCTCACGGCCTAGTTCTTCGATACTAACAGTTAAGTCATTTTGGAATACTACAGTATGTGGCAATCCAATACGATCCAAGTAGTGTGTTAATCGAGCATTTAAGTAGGATAAGTTTTGTTCAATAATTTTTTTACGGATAAAACTATCCTTACTTGTTAATAGTTTAAGTAAAAACTCTTGGTGTTCTTGTAATTTGGTCAAATCGTTTAGTGAATCATAAGATATTTCTTCTAATGCTTGATTAGTCATTTCATCGATTTGTTCAGCATAAGGGTCGACTTCTGCTTTTTTGCTGGTTATTTGTGTTACTAATCCTTCAATAGTAGTACGATGTTGGATAGCATCTTCTTCTTTATCGTAAAACATTTTTGGCGGCTTGCCTAACACGCCCAAGGCTTTGAAGGCAGTCTCCATTTCTGATAAGAGCTGTGTATGTTCGTCGAAACTCTGTCGAGCTGTTGCCAAATCTTTCTGTTTGCTCGCCAAAACTTGTTCGTGCTTACTGTCGTGGAACGGTTGTCCGCACGTATGACATTCATGGTTCTCGAGAGTTTCAATTTCTTTAGATACCTTGGAAATCGTTTTGTCTTCCCGTGTAACATCCATTTTCGTGCGGCTGATCTGACTAGATAAATCGTTGATATCTTTCCTTTTTTGATCCCATGTTTTGTGATCTTTGTGAGCTTGGATCTCTTTTTTAATGTCAATCTCTTGTAAGGACGATAGTGCCTTCTCAAGTTCTTTGATATCTTCTTCATGTTTAGTTACCCATAATCCTTGTCTACGTTTTAAAGATTCAATTTGTTCCTGTATGCGTTTGTTAGCATCTTGCACAGCACGGATTCTAAATTCTTCTTTAGTAATATCTTCTTTGGTAGTACGATTTAATTCTTTAATTTTTTCAGCTCGCTCAGACAGCATAGTAATACCAAGTAACTGTTCGATAATAGTGCGCTGATCATTAGATTTTAATGATAAAAACGGTTCAGTATAAGTGTTTAACGCCATGATATGCTTGAACATATCATGGCTCATACCTAATATATTTTCAATAGCATCTTGTGTTTCGCGGCTATCGCCCTGGGCATTGTCGTTGGCTTCGGTTTCTTTGTTATTAATATAAAATTTTAAAAAGTTAGGTTTGCGCCCACGCTCAATTTTGTAGTCTTGATTGCCAACAGTGAACTCTAACGATACTAACATATTTTTACCGTTAGTTTTATTAACTAAGTTATCTTTACGGATATTACTTAACGCAGTACCGTACATAGCATAGCTTAACGCATTGATGATAGTAGTTTTACCAGTGCCGTTTCTACTACCGTCGCCGCCCAAATCCATGTTTTCGCCTAGAACTAATGTTAAGTCTTGTCGATCAAAGTTAATTCCTTGTGTAGCATTACCCACACTCATGAAATTTTTAACACTTAAATTTTTTATTTGTATCATAGATTTTGATAAATTTTTAGTAATAACTTGTTGTCATAAAACTCTGATGCTATATTAGTCAGCTGATCGGTTACAATTTGATCCACAGATTCAAACTTAACATCTCCTGGAGCTAAATCAGTGTTAATATCAGTCTTCTTACTAGGTATTAACGCCATCTCACGTAAATTATAATCTTTAATAAATGTTTCTTTGATAAAGTTAGCTTCTTCGTAACTAATATCAATGTCTAATTCAACACGGACATGCATATTAGGTACAAATATATTAGCACCGTTGTCGATGGCGTCGCTTAACTTCATAACACGGTACAACGGCTGGCCAGGCCAAGCAAAGTACTGGTCTTCTTTGCCCCATTCTTTAATCATCATGCCACGATCACTATCGCCAGCATCGGCAAAATTGTGCGGGAAACAATTTCCAATATATGTAATATTTTTCTTTTGTTGACGCAAATGAAAATGCCCAGAATATACACTTTCAACTCCACCAAAACTGTCTATACTAATTTCTCCGTGATCGGGCATTTCCACCATGGCATTCATTTTAAAATGTGGAAGTTCAAAATGCCCAAACATATATTTGGCTGACATTTTTTGTAATTTTTTATGATCGTCGCCCACTAGCCAAGGAGCAATAACAACATCTCCTTCTTTGAACCAATCGTTAACAATAATAATGTTTGGGATATGTTTGGCCCACTCAGCACCGTGGATATCCCGTTTATCACGATAGTATAAATCGTGATTACCTGGGATAAAATAAAACTTATCAAATGCTTTTGATAGTTTTTCTAATGCTTGAACACTAAATTGTAATGTTTGTAAATTGATACTAGCACGATGATTGTGCCAATCGCCTAAGAACATACCGGTTTCGCAACCTTCTTCTTTAGCTTTAACAATAAACCAATCAATAAATGCTTCGCAATCACGATTATGTACTAGACTATTGGACTTTAAACCCCAGTGGAGGTCAGTACAAACTGCTACTTTACGGAATAGATTTGTCATATCCTTGATTATACACTTCTAAATTGTAAATTACAACTAAACTGGTTAATCTTCAATATTGTATTCGGAAACGTCAATATTGGTAACAACTGAATTGAGATTTGGATCTTTTTTACCAGCGGCTTGTCTAGTCCAACTTGGGTTAAGCCCGTTCATTTCTAACATATCGTCACGGATATTTTGATTTTTCTTTTCAGAATTTAGTACATGAGTAAACGAGTTAGTGATAGCGGCAGTATAGTAAGCAAATGGATTTTGTGATTTACTTTCATCAAACCGTAACCCAATTTGACTTAATTGTACAAGTGCCGCTCCACGCATTTCTTCGTTATAAGTATAACCGCGCCAGTTACTACGGGTAGCATATCTATCGCATAATTTAATAAACATATTAGCAAGTGTGCGTGTCATTGTACCGTGATCCTTGCTGAACTCGCCTTTTTTCAAATCGCCCATCCAATGACTTTTACCCACGAGAAACGGTTGTTTTTTATCATCTAATCGATAATGATAAAATGGCGGGAATGGAAGTCTGACATATTTTGCTGTGGCAGAATCTGCATCTTCTGGGATAGGAAGATCTAATACTGGATCTTCTTCTATTAAATTAAGCTCAAAAATATCGTCTAATTTTTTCTTTTTTGTTGTAGCAGATTTTGGTATTTTTTTAGGAGCCATGGGTATATGTTCCCAACAAGTAATTCTAAACACTAAATCTGTGTTAGGAATCTTTTTAGGATCAGTTACTACGCCTGTTTCTTTTTTAATACGATCTGCGCGATTTCGTCTAGCTTCTGCTACTGTGCGCTGATTAATCTTCTCTACCGTGGGCAAAATAATGTCATATTGATGATCGTTTACGGGATCTAGGTATGTACAATATGTGTTTTTGCTTAGGTGTATTTGCTTTAGGATATCTCTATTATTGAGATAAATGACTTTTCTTTGTGATACTATGGGTGCTGTGGCCACTAAATGATCTCCTGAGTGATTATTTATTATAACATAAGTCAACCTATTGTCAACCTTTTTAACATAATATGGGCACATTATTTAAAACATAAATATTGTATAGGATAATAATAATGCCGTACATACCAGACCCTAATAACCCCACCGGTCCATCGATAGAAGTCACTCAGGCTGAATACAATGTCTGGGTCGATAATTTTTTAGCCAAAAAAACTCCAGTTAGTCCGACTGTAGACCCAGAAGCAAGTTTAGCTCAGGGTGAAACAATAGTACCTGAGAGTGAAATCAATAGAGCTCCCCAAGCTCCTGATCATGATGATAGCGAACCTGGGTTTACTACTGATAGTTTGGGTAATACATTTAAAGACGGGGTATTGTATAGAGCAGCTGAAGTAGATGAAGGCGAAGGTACATCTTCTGGTAGTCCGTTAGCATCAACCATTCAACGCGGTATTGATAATGCTAGAGCACAACCAGTGCGAGCAGTACAATTAGGGCAAGAATCGGGTAGTGGTGATTGGCGAGTCAAATTAAGTCTAGCGCAAGGCGCAACTTATTTGTATAATGCGCCCCAACCTGGTATATTACAACCATTAAAAGTTACTAATGGTGTTATATTTCCGTACACTCCTAAAATTGATATTGGTTATTCAGCAAACTATTCATCTTATGATTTAACACACGCTAATTTTAGAGGCTATTTTTATCAAAATAGTAAAGTAGGAGATATTAGTATTACAGCACATTTTACAGCACAAGATACACAGCAGGCAAATTATTTGTTAGCGGTAATTCATTTTTTTAGAAGTGCTACAAAAATGTTTTACGGCCAAGATGCTCAACGAGGCAGTCCGCCGCCTTTAGTATTTTTGTCTGGACTTGGTCAATATCAATTTAATCGTCATCCTTGTTTGATTTCCGAGTTTACTTATAGTCTTCCTGAAGATGTAGACTATATCCGTGCTCAAGTTGCTAATCAGGTTGGTCTTAATTTAACTTCACAGAACAATGTACAGCAAAGTGTATCGACTAATAATATTTTTTCCAGTATACAAAGACTAGCAAACGCATTTACTACTAAAGGTGCTAT